CTGTGTGTGCAACTTCTCCACCTCGGATCTTACTGTTGACTCCACGGATTCTGCCTGCGTTGATACCGATTCCTGCACGTTGAGCAACGTAGCGGCCAATCGCCATGTCACTAGAAAAGATACTATCGAGGGTGTCATCGCTATCAACAAGAACACAGCTAGCAAATTGTCGAAGTGGAGTTCGCACCCCTGCCATGATAGGTGTGGGAATGTTGATTTTGTGCTTGCTGATTGCGTCGTAGTATCTTCGGACATAATCGAGTCTTGTAGCAAGTGGGTATTCTGCAAAGAGAGTTAATGCAATAAGCATGTACATGTACTGTGGAGTCTCGTAGACTTCTCCAGCACTTCTATCTTGTACTAGGTATTTATCCGTAACCTGACGTAGACCAGCATAAGTGAATAGGTAGTCGCGATCATGATCAATCCAAGAATTAATCTTCATCCAGTCTTCATCAGTATACTTGTCTAGAATTTCTTCATCATAGACTCTATTGACCGTAGCATTATATGCAGTCACGTCAAACACCGAAGGCATACCCTCCTTCCAGATGTTCTTATGGAATGCTTCCTTGCGTAGGCAGGACAGGAGCAGGCGAGCAGCAACAAACTGATAGTTGGGGTGGTCCAGGTCAATCAAATCGCTTGCAGAGCGAATCAGGATCTCCTGGATCTGGATTGTAGTGATGCCATCAAAGAATTGAATACCAGAGTTCATCTCCACTTGACTAGAAGAAACTCCACCGAGACCTTGACATGCCTCTTCAACCATCTTATGAATCTTTTCTAGGTTGAGAGACTCAACCGTTCCATCTCTCTTTTGTACATTGATGCTCATACTTTCTTCCATGTGTTCAGTTTAAGTTTAGCTTCTAGCCCACGGTAGGTGTTTGATTCTACCATATTTTGCACGGCATGTCCAGCAAGGTACATGTCGTTTATGTCCTTTTCCTTAACAGATGATGGCCAGATAACTACGGAGTCGCCACTATCGATTGTTTTACTAATTCGCTTGACGATTTCTGTGTTACGGGGTTCATTATCGTAAACATAGCAGCAATCGTCAGCAGTCCCACTAGGGACATAAACGTCGCTTCCACACATAGCAATCGAATTGCGAAGGAACGTGCTGTCGAAGGGACCTTCTGTGATGTATACTCTTTCATTAGCATTTATTTTATCAAGACCAAATATTTTAGGTTGCGATTCGTCTAGTATGATAGTAATGTATCGCAACTTGGTTCTAGGTGAGAGTGACCTCCCTTGAAAACCAAACATTACTTTGTCTGCTGTGTATAATGGCAGAATAATACGTGGACCATCGCCTCTCATGTCATCGAATGTAGGCGTTTGTGTGTTGGTCCACTCTTTAAATTTAGGAGCGTATAAGAAGTAATCGAGATCTTTAATTTTTCGTTGCTCTAGATATTGCCTCGCTGGGTGAGAGTTATTTAGCTCCGAAATCTTCTGTAAATTATGAGATGATTTGAAGACTGGTTTTTTGAAATTAAACTTTGGTTCAGGTGTATTACTTCCCTTCCCAGTCAGACCATCACGGTATCTCTCCATGACATAATCATTATAAAGACCAGGGTTTTGATCCTTTAAAAAATTAGTGAAGGTTCTACCAACACCACAGTTGTGGCATTTATAAACATAGTCATTTTTTACACGAAAGATATACCCACGCGCTAGGTTCTTCTTCTTTTTACTATCACCACAGTAAGGACACCTGAAGTTATACAGGTGCTCTTTCTTCTTGGCAAATCGTTGTAGTTGAGGGCTAACTAAACTTACGTATTTGCTGTCCAGATAGCTCATCGACTGAATTCATCATTGTACCCATGATACCAGATGCTTTGATGGGTGTCAATGCTTTCATGAAAGGTGGGACCACTTGTAATATTGTCGCAAGGGTTACAAGAACTGCTCCTGCACCGACAACAAACTTTGCGTTGGCGTCAACTTTCTTCTGAACTAGAGAGACTCTTTCGTGCAAGACTTCATTATCTTTACTCTGCTTCTCTTTCATCTCCTCAAGCATCTTGAGGATCAACTTGTCAGCGCGTTCGCTCTCATCCAGTCTGTTCTCATGACGCTCCAAGATAACAGCAATCTTATTACTGTTATCAGAGATTGTTCCTACTGCTCTTTCGAGCTTGTCAAGCATCTCTTTCGAGAGGTCTTCATAAATATCCAGTTTTGATTCTAATACTGCTAATCTACCAAGACCGAATGCCATACCTATACGTTCCTTACAGCGAAATCAAGAGCCGACTGATACGTAGCAGCATCTTTGTTGAGCATATAACGAAACTGTGTCTGGTGCTCATTAGGGAGTTGTGCATAACATGCAGCAATTCTCTTTGCAGAAAAGTTATCAAGGTTCTGTTGAGATCCATCACCAAATGTAATCTTCGCAAAGGAAGACTCACCAGAAGGATTGAGTTCGGAGGTTGCAACTTGGAGTGCAACGTCCAGGGCATCTTGTTGTGCAGTGGATTCAGTCATAATTTCTTTAGTCACTTCAGTTTCTTCTTTCTTAAGTTTTTTTGTTTGGTCAGATGCCTTCTTTTTAAAGTCAGACATACGAGCCTTCATTAGCACGTCCATTTCTTTCGTCTTGGACTGCATTTTCTTCTTCGCTTCGTCACGCTTCTTCTGCAGATCTTTAGAACGGCCAAGTTTTTTCATCTGACCGATTTGTTTCTGTGCTCTCTCTGTTTCAGAAGGAGCTGCTTCAACAATTTGTGTTTCTAATTCTTCTTTCATTTTCTTGCGGGACTGTATACGAGAGAGCATTGTTTTTGCACCCTTGGTGCGACCATCTACCTTGTCTTGATTGGCTTTCTTATATCTACGTTGAGACTTTGGGTTAACAAATACGAAAGCAGGTGGCATTGACAAAGCAGCGCCATCGCCAGCCATCATTTCATTCACAGTAGATTTAGATTCTTCAGACATTCTTGATCAACGTCGAGGTTTAGACTTTCTGGTAAGCGGTTAAGGGTCAGCATAAAAGCTTTTAATTTTGACCAGTGTTTCGCCTCTATTTTATAAAATAATAGAGGCGTTGCAGCATCATCAAATACATTATACATGACGATGATATGATTTAAAATGAGATGAACTTTCAACTCACCGTGCATTTCATAACGACGAAATAAACGTTTGACGCACTTAATCTTATTTAGATCTTTTTTAAAGTCATCATACGTGGCGGAGTTCGGGTTATTATAATTACGTATAGCAAACATCAACCAGTTGTCCTGGTTCAACTCATCGAACTTCATTTATTATTCGGCGGTAGTAACTACTGCGGTAGCGGAGATAACTTCAGTAGCACCATTAGTGGAGTTAATCTTGACACGGTAGGAACCAGCGTCAGTTGTTGCATATTCTGCAACCTCAAAGGTTGTTGCAGTCGCTCCAGAAATGTTTGCCCAACGATTTGCATCAGACAATTTCTGCCACTGATACGTGAGGACGGAAGCATCTCCAGGAGGAGTTGCAATAGAGGCAAGAGTAAGTGTCAGAGCAGCATCAACAGCAACTGCAGTATTTGCAGGTTGTGTGCTGATGGTGATTGCTACGCTTACGTCTGCTGCCTGTGCATCATCCGATTGTGTCTCGTTAGAGTTAGCTTCAGGACCAGCGATTGTTACTAGCATCTCTGCCTTATGGCGAGTGTGACCATCACAATCAGTGAAGGTGTAGTAAGACCACCAACCAGGAGCATTCAGACCACGAGCCTTATTCTCGGCAAGTGCTGCTTCGGTGTCGTCAATAAAAATTGTTTGTTTTGCTTGCGATGATGCAGCAATGCCAATGCCTGCTTTGGCTTTGTTAGCATTGCTGTCATCCTTTCCGTATAGGGACATGAGTTTTCAGCGCGTTTATATTTACCTAATATGTATTTATAAAAAAAAGGGAGAGGCACTATCCCCTCCCTATATTATCACTCTTCTCTATTCTTAATCGCTTTGGTGACAACTTCAAGTAGTTGATCATCCATGTCAGTCTTGGTCAGCTTAACCGCTTTAGCAAGAATAACAAGACAGATCTCAACCATCTTCTCACCGAGTTCTTCATTCTCTGGGATTTTGTTAATGGCATCGGTAATAATTTTTGACGCCAGGGGAAGTAGAAATGCTAGCATGATTTTAGGGGCATAGTATACGCCCTTATTTAGTCTGCCTTTTTCTGACTCTTCATTGCCTTGAGAATATACTTTTTATTCTTTTTATTATTCTCTTTATCCTCGGCAGCACCGTCTTTGATGTCAGGCATCACTTCGACGTGTGCCGCTTTCACTTTTTTTCTTCTTCGATCTCCTTGCGAAGTTCTGCCTGCTCTTTCATCTTCTTGCTGGTGTTGACAATCTTGGAGACCTTCTTGCGGCGAGCAAGCAGATACTTATCAGACTTATCGTGGTCACCATCGTTGTCGATGTCCTTATCTTCCTTGCCTACGGGATCAAGTTTCTTCTCTTTGATCTCTTCGCCAGTAGGCTCAAATCCTGCCTTGACACAGTTGTTGACTTCCTTACCACCTTTCTTCTTGGTGCCTTGCTTCTTATATCCTTTCCAGCAAGAGGTGTTACCGTTGTCATCAACACCGTCCATCTTGACTTTCTCAATGATGATTACTTCACCATCAACTTCAATCTCTTCACGCTCAAGAACGATTTCTTCTGCAACCGACTTCTCTTTCTTATCAATCTTCTTTTTCTTCTTGGTGATGTCATCTACTTCAGCACCATGTGACTGAGGATCCATACCCTCAAATGCTTCAGGAGTATATTCAGGGATATGACTACCCTGGAAACAATCACCGTCCATCCAATTCGTATACATCTCCATCAAAGATGCAGAATATGCATCATTATGTGCAACTTTGTTAACAGGTCTCTGCTTATCCATGTTTAAAATTGAAGATCTTCTTATGGTTTATTTATAGTGCGAATATCCTTCACCCACTCCCGAAACATTCTCCCATCTTCAGTCACGACAATGGCATAGTTGACACCAGTGCGATGAACTGTTCCTTTATCTCCAGTTCTAGCAGACATAACAATATCACCCTCAGAAATCACATCATTCTGACGATGTGCCTGACGGAGTGCTTGTTCTCTAAGTTGCTTAAAGTTTTTCATTTAAAATTAGCGGGCAAATTTGCCTGTATCTCTTGCATAAGAGCACGGCAATCATTATCATTCAGTGCTCTGGGTATACCAGAACGAAAAGTTTTAAAGTCACCAGCAAATGCTGCGCGTCTCATTTTTGTTCCTGAAATAGCGAAGGTATCGCCATCAGCATCTCTACTT